GAATCATTTTTAAGATGCAAATACAATGAGCAACGCTTATTTGAATACCATTCTGTTTGGACATTCCTCGGCTGCAGTCAATGCGGCTTACATAGAGGCACTCATTCCGTACATGTATACCTCGGAATGGGTTAAGGCGCAAACTTCGGTTCAACCACAGGTACCTTCGGTTCAACCACAGGTTCAAGGTACGAAACTTTCGGTTCAAGCCTCAAATCCTCCGGTTCAAGCACAGGTACCTTCGGTTCAAGAAGTGAAACCACAGGTTCAAGCCTCAAATCCTCAGGTTGAACGCGTTCACAAATCCCCCCTAAAAAACACCTTATTCTGGGCGATTTACGAGCAAGAATGTCCCGGTGAGGCATTCTTGAATCCTTACAGTATCAATGTAGAAATCGAGACCCGCGTCAAAGTGGTCGACGCGCTAAAAAAGACGCCGAAACGTTTAAAAGACACCAACTCGAAATTGACGCAAGAAGCCACACAAGCATTGTTCGGCGCCATGTTAACCGCGAAAGAAGACAAGCTCGAATTTTGTGTTGCGTATTCCGTGTTTTTCAACAAACATATTTTGGTCGTCTATCCCAACACCTATCGCATTTTTTCACCCGACCTTTCCACCGAAATCGAAGACGACGGCCATGTCATTATTTTACACGCATCCAAAAATGGAAAAACGGCGGTCTACAAAGGCGAACCGAACGGGTCGAAACAAATGGCGGATGAAATCATGCGGACCCATACCGCACCATTGAAGTCGCAATCCAATTACAAAACTCCCGAATTAGAGGCCATCGCCGAAAAATGGGAAATTCCAACGAGGACGATTGGGAACAAACGCCGGAAAAAGGAGGATGTTTACAACGACATCCGACTCGCGATTCATACTGACCAAAATTGAACTCAGAACACTGCACAAAATAATATGAAAGAATACTATATATTTTATATTATTTTCCACACAAAATCATGAAACGATTAGCGGAATATCAAGCGAGGGCAAAGGATGTCGGGCCGAAAAACCCCACTAGAGAAGACATCATGAAACAAAAGCCGCTGTATTGTACTCCCGAAAATCCCGAACCCGCTTTAATTCCATCTCTTGAATCGCCTGGTAACGAGGGCGAAAGCCGCGATAAAAAAGCAAACCCGAAAGAGGAGATGGACAAGTTGTTCGCGCACTATTTAGCGAGCAACCCTGCTAAAGCTATGCAACGGAAACGCCCCGAACTCGAAATCCGGTTTCAGGGGGTCGGTGGCGCGCCTCTTTCAAAAATCGACTATGATTCTGTTATCCAGCATTTGTACGCCGCCGGATTTTACACAACGAATCCATCGGGACTTCATATTCTGCGCGTTATTCCGGACTTCATCGACCCGAAAACGGGATTGACGAAACAGTCCAATATTCGCGCGGAAATCTGCGGGTCCGACCTCATCCAGGAATATTGCAAAACAAATAGCATACAAGCTCTATTGAATCTGCCTTCCACTCTCTCCGCCGCTTCCAACAAAATCGTCTTTACACAAAAATCGCAAATACCGGTGGACCCGAAAAACGAATACGGACGCAAATTCCGGCCAGTGGACAATGAAGACTTCCGATTCCGCGTGGGATACCAATATGAAAACGAGTTCAGTCCCCGCAGCGAATTAGTGCGCGGCATCGTGGAGACCAAACGGTGGGCGGATTCGAAGAAAGTATTCCGTCATTTGAATCGCGTCCGGTTTGAACATCCAGACCTGCCCATTTTCGCGGACATAACCATCTTGCGCACCTCCGCCAAATCCGGCAGCGTCATGATTCCACAATACACCATCCAAGAAGCCCGCGTTTTCCAGGAACAGGAATCCTACGAAGTGGAACTCGAAATCGACAATACGCGTGTGGGCGAATCGATGGAATACCGCGACGTCAAGCGTCTTCTCGAGGCCACCCGCAAAGCCATTCGCGTCGTATTGAGCGCCATCCAAGGAACAAATTATCCTGTGGGGGAATCCGAAATGAAACACGTCATCCGGCTTTACCAGCGGCTTTTGAACGGCGACAAACCGAATATAAGACCGGATGGCAAAGAAGACCTCGGCTGCAGCTTCATCGGCCCCTCCTCGAAAACCCTGCAAATGGAGAACATCGTGGAATGGCGCGGAGAACCCGGCATTGCCTCGAAACCGAGCATTCCGAATTTGCGTTATGGATATACTGTTACGGACAAGGCCGACGGCGACCGCAAAATGATGTTGGTCGACGATTCGGGCAAAATCTACTTCATCGACATGAATATGCGGATTCAAGGAACCGGTGCCATGACCGCCGAGAAAAAACTCCACTTCTCGCTTTTCGACGGCGAACACATCAAATACGACAAAACCGGCAAATTCATCAATTTATTCGCAGTATTCGACGTCTATTTTATCAACAAAAAATCCAAGCGCGAATTGCCTTTAATCAATGTTCCGGAAACAGTCAGCCTCGATAATGACAAGAAACCCGTGGACAACAATAATCGCTGGACGTGGATGAACCAGGCAATCAATCTGTTGAAACCCTTCTCCATACTCGACAAGAATAAACCCCGGCGGAACGAAAGCGGCGAACCCGATAGCACAAGGCCATGCAGCATCCGCGTTCAATGCAAAGAATTCTATGTGGGAACCGGCGACACGGACATCTTCCACAAATGCAAAACGATTCTGTCGAAATCGAACGACGGACTCTTTGAATACAACACGGATGGTCTGATATTCACCCCCGCGGAATATGGTGTGGGCGGCGGTCCGGACGCAGTCTCCGGTCCTCTCTACAAACATACTTGGGAGAGGTCATTCAAATGGAAACCCGCCGAATTCAATACCGTCGATTTCCTGGTGCGCCTAAAGAAAGACGGCAATGGTCGCGACTTCGTAGGAACGGAATACGAAGACGGGATTCGCATGACATCCGACTTCTCCGTTTCGCAATACAAAACCATCGTATTACACTGTGGATTCGACGAAACGAAACACGGCTACATGAACCCGTTCCAACAATTGGTCGACGGCGATTTCAAGAAGCGCGACACCGCTGCAAATGAAGACGAGAAGGTGCGCCCGGAATCCACCTATTCCGCCAAACCCTTCTCGCCGACCAATCCGGCCGACCCGAAAGCGGGACTTTGCAACATCGAATTGTCGCAAAGTGGCGGATACATGCGCACCGAGAACGGCGAAATCTTCGAGGAAAATATGATTGTGGAGTTTAGATACGACGGCTCCAGGAAAGGAGCTTGGCGCTGGATTCCCATCCGAGTCCGCTACGATAAAACCGCCGAAACGAGTTCGCTCTGTTCTTCCGGTGGTGGAAACCGGTTCAGAAGAAAGAAGCAGAGCTTCGGCAACGATTTCACTACTGCGAATAGCAATTGGTTCTCGATTCACAATCCCATAACAGAAAAAATGTTGAAGACGGGGGAAGGGATTCCGGAACAAGAAACCATCGGCGAAGAGGTCTATTACACCCGGAAGTCGACGGATTCGACCACGCGCGGACTTCGCGATTTCCACAATCTATATGTGAAGATGCGTCTTATTGGCGGCGTGGCCAATCGCAAAGACACACTCATTGATTATGCGGTGGGGAAAGCCGGCGATTTGTCGAAATGGCGCGCGGCGAAACTGGGGTTCGTATTTGGTGTGGATGTGTCGAGAGACAATATCATGAATCGTGTGGACGGGGCTTGCTCTCGCTATTTGTCTGAAGCGGCCAAATTCGGCTCCACCTTCGACGCGCTCTTCTTGAACGGGAATTCGGCGCAGAATATTCGGAGTGGAGAGGCGTTTGAGGGATATAAAGAGAAGATGATTGCACAGGCCGTCTTCGGCGAAGGACCGAAGGTCCGAGCCGATTTGGGCGAAACCGTCTACAAAGCCTACGGAATCGCGCGAGAAGGGTTCAACATCAGTTCCTGCCAATTCGCGGTTCATTATTTCTTTGAGAATGTCCGTTCTATCCACAATTTCGCCCGCAATGTATCGGAATGCACGCGGGTTGGCGGCCTGTTCGTGGGAACCTGCTGGGACGGCAAAACCGTGTTCAACAAACTGCGGTCGAAACCTTGCGGCGATTCATTGACCATTTCCAGATTTGGAACCCGCGTTTTCCAAATAACCAAACTCTACGACGAAACCGCTTTCCCCGACGACGAACTTTCACTCGGATATTCCATCAGCGTCTTCCAAGAAAGCATCGGACAACACATCGTTGAATACTTGGTCAATTTCGAGTTCTTGCGCCGAGTCATGGAAAACTACGGATTTGTGTTGCTCAATCGAGAAGAGGCGACACAATATGGATTCCCGAGTGGGGGAACCGGTATGTTTGAAAGCCTGTACCACGACATGATGTTTAGTGTTGCAAGAGAACCCACCACAAAATACGGAACTGCACCGGAAATGACAGAAGACGAGAAGTTCATCTCTTTCCTCAACAGATACTTCATCTTTAGGAAAGTACGGAATGTGGCGGCGGAGAGAATAACGAAAGTCATCAATGAGACTTTGCCTTCTAGAGAAGCGTCGAGATGTGCCAATGCGGACAGAGGCTCTTATGTTCCTATGGCCTATGATTCGCCGGATTCTTCTGTAGGAGACAAAAACCAGAGTTTGGAATCCTTGGAAGAAGGCGAAGAGCGAGAGGATTCTGTGGAGAAGTTATCCAAGACTTTCGGGAAACGCGAAGAAATCGCCGCAAAGGAACAGAAAACTCGGTCGGAGCCTGAACCAGAGAAGAAAGAACCAGAGAAGAAGGGAATAACTGAAAAGAAGGGATTAACTGAAAAGAAGGGATTCATGCGTCCTCTCGGCAACACAAAAATAACGATTCGTGTGTATGAGCCTCCGGTGGACGAAAGCGTTCCTCGAGAAGTGGTTGACCTGCCGATTGAACCAAATGAACCGGCGATTCAACTTGTTCCCAAATACGAAATAATACGTACAGGAAAAACCATCCGAATTCCCAATAAAAATGTGAAGAAATAATGATTGAATGGAATGGATGGGAGTAAAATAATGATGTAATTGACTACATAATTATCTGTGTGGAGGTGCGTGTGTGTGTTTGCGCATTACGCAAATTAATAAAACAATTCAATAATTTCGATTGTTTTTTCGGTAGAGTTGTCCATCCAATATTGGATTTGTTGCTTCAAAGCTTGGATTCGTTCTTCCCATTCATTTTGTTTGGCTTTCGTAATTTGCATTACGCCTAACTTATTTAGCTTCCAACAAGATTTTACTAATGTGCCGACTTGATTAATATAATCGTCTGGGTTAAACCGAATAAATACAATTGGTCTATGTTGTAGGTCTTGTGATAATTCCATTAATCGCTTATGCTCACAACTACAATCATAATCGGTATGTTTATTTTCGTCAACCTCGACAATAATAATGTGCGAACCCATATCTAATAGTAAATCTGGCCGACGACGAGAACAGCCATCTTGTACTTTTTTATCGACAACCCAAGTGAAATTGGTAAATGTTTGTGTAATTCGGTCAACTACATCTTTTTCTTTTGTTTTATAGTTTCTTGCATTTGGTTCGTCTGGAAATAAATGAATAAAACACGTAAGACAATGTCCCTTGTATTTGGGGTTAGAAATGGTTTCGCATATTGGCGTTTTACACAATGCCGACCCTCCGCATGATTTACACCGGTCTTTGCGTTTATTATGGATACAAAGCCCACCACATTCTCCACATCTCTCCTTGCGAATGTCATGAATACACATCATTATTCCTCCACAATCAGTGCAATATGCTTTTCTTTTATTATGAATACAAATTCCAGACCCACCACATTCTTTACAATATTGTTTTATTTTATCGTGTTTACAAAAAGCACTTCCTCCGCATTCTTTACAATATGATTTATCTTTCCCGTGTTCACAAATAGAACTTCCTCCGCATTCTTTACAACTTGATTTATATTTTTTATGTTCACAAATAGAACTTCCTCCGCATTCTTTACAACTTGATTTATATTTTTTATGTTCACAAAAAGCACCACCATCACATATTTTACATTGTCTTTTTTGTAATTTATGTTCACAAATAGCACTTCCTCCACAATCAACACAATATCGTTTTTCTTTTTTATGTTCACAAATAGCACTTCCACCACAGTCTTTACATCTTGATTTTATTTTATCATGTTCACAAATACCATTACCTCCACATTCTTTACAATAATATTTTAATTTTCCGTGCCCACAATCACTACAAATAACACAACTATCTTTTCGTTTTTCGTGTTCGCACTTTGTTCGTATTTTACTCATTTTTATTAATTGTGTGGTTATTATTTTAAATAATTAAAAAAATAATATTTGATGTCCCGAGTGTTTATAGCATTTTGTCCCTTTAAATGCGCCATTTGCATTCAAGACTCCTGCGTCGTCTTTCATGCAAATTTCCCAACTCCCTTCACCCGTTGGGTTCGGGGAGTTGCTCGAGTGTTTATAGCATTTTGTCACTTTAAATGCGCCAGTGTTTGTCGCAAGTCAAACAAGTAATGAAAATCGTCGCCGGTTCATCCGCGCTCCGAGTCTGCATCTCATAGTAAGTGCAGTTCTTCGACTGGCATCTTGAACACTTGAACATATCTGTAGAGGCGCCCACCTTTTTGTCGCATTTGGAGGCATCGCGTTTCGTCTTCATCTCAATGAGCGGGTTCCATTTGTCCGGCTGGAATTCCTGATGCGTCATGAATGCAATGTTTTGCGGCAGTATTTCGCCCGATTTCAGTCCCTCCACTACAGTAGGCCGCTCAATATTGTTGAAAATGGAACGCAGACGGTCGGAGTAGATTTGGACGAATGCCGGGTTCTCCCACTTTTTCACCAATCTTCTGTGGCTGCATTCTTTGATGGTGTAATTGAAGACTCCTTTCTCCATATTACCCGCGGCCTTGGAGTCGACGGTTTCTAGGAGAGAAGCTAATTTGGCTTGTAACTTGGCGCGGACGTTTTCGCGAAAAGTATCGGGGTTCTGGATTCGCATGGACATTTTGTTGGGGAATGGTTGTTGAGGTTCTTATGAATCTCAACAGAAAAGCTTTAAATGGTTCAATTTTTTAGTGCATTCAATCAATCAATCATAAGACTCCAATTCGCATTCGTCTTATTGAAAGATTTCGTCCAAACGAAATCAATCATAAGACTCCACACTCAATTCATCCCCGCAATCTTCCAAAGTAATTGGTTCGGCCACCGGAACCACAGTCGCCGCCTTCTTTTTTGCGACAGGTTTCGCCGCTTCCTTCTTCGGCTTCGGCGTCGGTTTCGCCTTTGCTTTTGCTTTGTGTTTGGGTTTTTCTTCCTCTTCGGATTCCGAATCCTCGGATTCTTCTTCGGATTCTGAATCCTCATCTTCCTCTTCTTCTTCGTCCGATTCCACAATAAATCCATCTTTCGCATATCCCTGTTTCGTTATCTCCACACCCGATGCCTTCAATTTCTCCAACTCATCTTCTGTGTCGACGTCTTCCTCCGAATCCTCCGAACCCACGTCGTCGAACCCGCCGAACAAGAACTCGTAGATTTCTTCCCAAGCATTTTCGTCCAAATCCACGGGTTCGCCCGTTTCCGCATTTCGGCCCACTAAAGCGCAAGGTCCGAAAAAGAGTTTCTCGTCTACGGGAGGAGGGAAATCGTATTTGTTTTCTTGTCCGGCACGCCCTTCCGTCTTAGCGTACAAACTGATGTTTTCATCCAGGCCGTCTTCTTGACCCCATGTATGCTGCAACTTGAATCCTTCGGCGGATTTAATGGCCAACTTCTTGAAGACGGACTCCGGCGACAAGTCCTTGAGTTGCACCGTCTTCAGATTTCCGGATTTTTCTACAATAACAATCTTCGGCATTTTACTCGCGCGTTTTGAGGTATGTTGTGGCTGGATATTTATGTTGTTTACACGAATCAACATAAATATTTTGTGTGGAATCATAATAAATCATGTTGCGAACATTTGTCCGACGTTATCATCATTACGGAGAGGAGCGCATTGCGACGGTGAGAGGAAAAATAATGAGCCAAAACCAAGAACCCATGGAATCCAAATGCAAATTTGAACCACCATCCTCTCTGCGTGGATTGTCAAATCAAGACCTCTCAACACAAATATCCCAGATTGAGAAGAGGATGGAATACCAATCTAAATTGGCGGAAGAACGGTTTCGTGTAACCGGTATAATGCAATCGATTTGTGTTGGTCATACAATCGGAGCATTGCTTTGTGGAATCTTCTAGTGCGAAGAACGCCGGACACGCGCTGCGCATTGTGGAAGGCGTTCGCCAAGGCACGTCTCGCAAAGGCACGTCTCGTGCCGAGCCGTTGTGTGCCGAGCCGTTGTGTGCCTTTTGCCGAGCCGTTGTGAGGATTCGCTGCGCTGAAGGCAGTAGAGATTTCAGGAGCGCTTCGCATCTATCTCGTAAGTCGAATCTTATTTGTAAAGGTCCAACATCTTCTCTTTTTGTTCGGTGTAATCGACCATGGGTTTGGGATATTTGACGTCTTTGTATTTTGTGTAGGCCGTGTCCCAATGATGAATGTCTTTCGGTTCCACCTCTCGCAGCTCAGGAACCCATTTTTTGATAAAAGCCGCATTGCCGTCGAATTTCGCGCTTTGTATCCAAGGGTTCATGTCGCGGAAATACGGTTTTCCATCCACACCCGTACTTGAAATGCTCTGCCAATTCCCATTGTTGCTCGCCGGGTCATAATCCGTTAGCTTTTGTGCAAAATACCGTTCGCCTAAACGCCAATTGAGAAGCAGAGTCTTGGATAAAAAGGTGGCGACCACCATACGACCTCGGTTATGCATATATCCCGTCGTATTCATCTGTCGCATACAAGCATCTACTATGGGAACACCAGTTCTTCCTGACCGCCACTTCTCAAAATCCGCACTAGAATGGCGCCATTGAATCTTCCGGTATTTCTCGATATACGTTCCCTTCAGTACTTCGGGGAACCCGTACAAAACGTGCGCGAAAAATTCCCGCCAAATCAATTCGCGCAATAAACCCGAATGTAGTCCGTATTTTTTCCGAAATCCATGATAGACTTCTCGAATCGAAAGGCATCCAAATTTAATATAAGCGGACAAAAAGGTGGTCTCGTAGGAAAACTGGTCTCGTTCGTCCGCATAATCGGCCTGGGTTCTTAATGCCACACGGAATCGCTTTACACCCTCCTCACGCCCCCCTTTGACCAAAATGTCGGCATTCGAAGTTCCCACAAAACGCTTCAACGCATCCTTCAACTCGATTTTTCCGTCATAGGACTTCAAGGCGGCCAAATGGTTCTGTAGCGCTTTTGTGCAGGCCTTCGGCTCCTCTACGCCGTGGCCCAAGACCGCATCGTAAAACGGCGTGTATTTTTTGTACGCCGTTTTGCCCGTTAATACAGAACCCGGTTCATACAAATAATAATCCGCGGATTCGAAACAATCGACGTGTGCGGCTTTGCACCGAATTTGGATGTCGCGGTCTCGCTGAATAGCATAGGGACTGTAATCGCGATTATAGGCAACCACTTCGATTCCTAGATGGTCTATCAAGCGTTTTAAACAGGGGAAGGTTTGTCCATAGAGCGTTATGAGATTGGAACCTCGTCTTCTCAAATCCGCGTCTAAATCCGCCAAGGATTCAATCATGAATTGGACCGCGTTTTCGGATTTGTATTTATTGGAGGGGCCGACCTGTTCCGGGGTGAATATGAAACAGGTGTATACTTTGTCGCACGTTTTCAAGAGGTGGAGAAGTCCCACATTGTCATCGACGCGGAGGTCGCGATGAAACAGGAACAATCCTCTCGAATATTTCTTTTTTGGTTGGACGGACATTATACATTCAACTTCGTTAATTCATCGAGACCTTTGCACGTTTTTCCTTTTTGCGATTGTACCCCCCATCCCCAAGGTTTGTGCGTCCCGAAACTATATTCCGTTATCTCGCCTTCATTCGAAAACGTGGCCGCTATTTCTCTGGACGGTTTGTTTACCGGGGCATCCTGACAACCATTCGCAAAGTAAATATCCTCCGGGTCGCCGCCATTATACGGGCATTTTTCCAATATTTCCAACATTTTACTTTTTCTCCTTAAAGAGAACCCGCCATTTCCCACAAACCCATTCATGTGCACAAGTGGAGCTCCCACATAATCATATTCGAAAAAGTCCTCCACTTTGATTTTTTCCGAATTACAAATCATGGAATCGGTCTGGAAAATCAAGAATATTTCTGTTGGGATATTCTTTTCGTAAAATTCGGCGGATGTCAGCAATTTATTGTAGTCCGCGATTGTCAAATTCTCCACATTTAAATCCCGCAATTTAATTCTGTAGGCGTCGTCTTTGAGAGAAGACCGGACTATATGTTCGACGTGCTCTTTGTTTTGCGTTCCGTGCATAACCACAATGTTCCATTCCGGCGATAAGTTCGAACACATATTTTTCAACACAAACTCGAGGGCAGGGTGTTGTCTGGGCTCTACAATAATTGCCGTATACAACCCTTTTGTGGTCATAGGCATTTTCTGCGACATTTGCGGATAATAGGCGCAAAAAAACACAATAGCCAAACATAGAATACCTATTATGATTGGATATTGCATGGATGCTCAATCCTATATAAGATTTGCATATATGATTGTTCAAAGGAAAAACAACATAAACCGTTGTCGGCTGTTATTGATAATTATATCGTTTCGCGAATAATGTCGTTCATCGAATCCAGATTCTTGGACGCGATTATCCAATTTAACGAAGCGAAATCGAAAACCATTATCGCGTTCAACAGTCTCCGTTCCGAGAATGCAGTGGTCGACATTCTGTGTTCCATGGTCGAAATGTTCGTTTCATTTTTTCATACCCTATACCTGTTTTTAACCAGGCGGAAAATCGAATCCAGTGCACCAGCCTACATTAGCGCTTATTACTACAATCCTGCTACCAAAAAGTCCGAAGAAACGTTCACGGAGTACAGCGTCGAAATGTATCAATGGGATGCTTTCCGAGAGCATTTTACAGAGGAATACAAAGAATTGGTGGCAAAATACCGAACCCAAGCCGACACGACGCTCTTGACCGCGAAATTGGCCGACGATGAATATCGCATCCGATTGGCCACGAATGCCGACGGGGTGAAAGACGTATTGGTCCCCGGAACAAGGTCGGGCGTACAGTTTTTATCCGTCGAATATTTCTGTGGAGACAATCGCGGGCCGATTACCGTCGAGATTCCAAGAGAGCATTACATGGTTGGCAATGAGATACTTTCCATGGAATATGTGTTGCGATATTTGGAGTATCTGCCCACTTACGTGGAATGGAAATTCTACGAATTTTACACCATTCAAATTATCGACGAAAATCTACAGAAGGTCTCGTTGAGGTCGAATCAGTGGATTCTGTTGAAAGAGGATGGATATGAGGTTTGTGCAGTGGAAGCGGAGGAAGAAGATGAAGAAAAGGCTGAGGACCAAGAGGAGGAAGAAGATGAAGACCAAGAAGATGAAGAAAAGGCTGAGGACCAAGA